AATCCTGATGGATTGACTGCTGATGATTTAGTTGATAATACACAAGAAGAAGGGACCCTGGAACCTCAAACATATACTGTCAAAGTCGATGGTAAAGATGTAGAGGTCAGCCTAGAAGAACTTATGAATGGGTATAGTAGACAAGCTGATTACACAAGAAAAAGTCAAGTATTGGCAGAACAAAGGCAGAAAGCTCAAGAAGAGTTGGAAGCCACTCAACAAGAAAGACAGCGTTACTTATCACAACTTGAACAATACAATGTCCAGGCAGACAAACAACTCGAGGAATTTAAATCTGTTGATTGGACTAAACTCAAGCAGGAAGATCCTTCCGAATATATGTTGAAAAGGGACCAATATCGAGAACTTCAAGACAGCCAAAGAGAAGTTGCTGAAGAGCAACAAAGACTTGTTAGAAAGCAACAAGAAGAAGCTCAGGCAAAATGGCAAGAAGAACTAACTAGACAGCAAGAAATCATGGCACAAAGACTACCTGATTGGGCTGATCCTGAAAAAGGACCAAAACTTAAGAGTGATATCAAGAGTTTTGCAGTCAAAAAAGGATTTACCGAGCAGGAAGTAAACACCTTGATTGATGCAAGGTCTGTAGATGTTCTTCATAAAGCTATGCTCTATGAGAATCTTTTAGATGCAAAAATATCTAAGAAGAAAGCTAAGGTTGTACCAAAAGTTACTCGACCAGGAACCAAAGCAACAAAAGCGGAAGTTGATGGTGAAAAAGTGAAGCAACAAAGACAAAGACTAAAAAGAACAGGTCATGTCAATGATGCCTCAAAGCTCATTGAAACCCTGTTGTCTTAATACTAACTTTTAACACAGAGGTGTAATTCAAATGGCACAATTAACAAACACATTTGAGACTTATGATGCTGTGGGCAACAGAGAAGATTTGCAGAATATTATTTATAATATTACTCCAACTGACACTCCGTTTATGTCCTCAATCGGTGTCGGCACAGCTACTTTTACAAAACATGAGTGGCAAACTGACACATTAGCATCACCAGCTTCAAATGCACAAATAGAGGGTGATGATTCACCTTCAGCAGCATTGTCAGCTACATCTAGGGTACTTAACTATACGCAGATTTCATACAATCCTGTAATGGTATCAGGTACTCAAGAAGCAGTTATTCATGCTGGTGTAAACTCTGAGCTTGCTTACCAAATAGCTAAAGCAGGTAAAGAACTTAAAAGAGATATGGAGCTTGACCTAACAGGCAAAACAGATGCTACAGCAGGTTCAGGT